TTATTTCTCCGTATTCTTATCGATTAGCCGCATCATGCGTCTGAGCATTTTTTTGTATCGATCTGGTTCATCGAACTCAATAGAGAATCCTGGATCGCAAAGTCCGCCATGTTCGTAATATGGTTTCTCAATCGGATATTTAGCCAATATTTTTGCATGCGCCTCCGCTCTTACCGCTGCCCTGCGCGTCAAAAAATGTCGACCGCGAGAAGGAGAAAACCAGACTTTTTTCATTTGCATGGTCACCGTGCTCATACTGTTCGTTCCTTCCCGCAAATATTAGATGTTGATGGCGCAGAGTTATTAAGTGCCGCTGTTAGCATCTCAACATCACCGCGTAACCGGTTAATTTCATCGTCGCGCTGAACAATCACAGCGCGCTGCTCTTCCAGTTGGCGGATTAACTCCGCCTCATTGAACATGGTCATGCTGCCTCCGTCCTTACAACCGGAACAGAGCAGCCTGGTAGCAACTGCACCGACGGGCCTTCGCACTGATTGCCCCATACGTCGAAACCATGTGACGACTGGCGGGCGAATAGCTCAATGCGCGGAACATCGCCCAGCAACTGCACCAGTTTTTCGCGGATGATGTCAGGCTTGCGCGAGTTTTCCATGCGCGGCGCCGTGACGTGCTGGCAGATTGACGCATCCATGCGGGCCGGTAGTTTCCCACGCACCGCAAACAGGCAGTCTTCGCTGTTCGCCCTTGTCATGTGGCCCATGCCGATCGCGCTGTTACCTTTGTGCTTATTCGTCTTGTGCCAGGTGAATCCCTTCATGGTCATCAGCTTGAAGCCCCACGATTCGACCACTTTCAACGCCTCAACCGGCTGAGTAGGAACCCACCACATTGCCAGTAGGCAATCGTCGGCGGCAAGATCCCACACTGGCAGGCGGCAGATATCCAGCACGTTCATCACCGGGTATTTAAACCCTGCTCCGCGCTCGCCGTCGGCTGCTTTGTCGCGGTATGTCCAGGGTGGATCTGCGTAGATAAGAGTGTATTTACCGGTCATTCTGCACCGCCTTTCACGAAAATGTTCATCAGCTCAGCAATGCGCTGAGCCTTTAATGGGTTTTTGATAACCTTTCTGCCTGGCACAATCCATCCGCAACGAAGAGCTGAATAAACCAGCGTGATGCTACCTACGCGGATATTGTCGTGAGGGTTAGTCATACACCACCCCACGACATCCGATCCCTGCATATTCGCCTCGGCGCAGGCCGTTACCTCTCGATATGCACTGATCACGGCGTATCGCTATTCTGGCGCGTTCAACCTCACCGACTGCTGCATCCATGCACAGCAACCAAAGCCTGGCTGCAATGCGGAACTGGCCTTTCGATTCTCGCTCAACAGCGCGCTTTTCTACCTCCATCGCCGCAGGAGTTACGGCGACAACCTTTGAAGCCTGACGCTGAGACACATAGTTCAGGTGATACTTTTCAAGACGGGTTAATTTGCTCATCGGATCCAGCCTTCTCTGAAAATTACCGCCAGCAGATACAGCCAGGCGGAAACGGCGGTCAGGAATAAGTACCATCCTGACCATTTTTCCCAGTGCCTGATCAGCGCTGTCATGCGGCGTTACTTACTGGGCGGTAAACACGCTGATCAACCGGCGGCTTTTTTCCGGTGAACTCTGCCGGGCTGGTGGCCTGACGCTCATCAAGCCAGTTTTCAACCTCTTCAGCATTCCATGCACAACGTTTATCAGTGATCCAGAAGCGCTGCGGGAACTCGCCATTGCGCTCCATGCGGTCAATGGTGCTCATCGATACCGGCACCACTGCCATCAGTTCCTTTTTGCCAAATGCTCTTTTCATCATTACCTCTCTTGCATTTGCGACGCGCGCGGCGCCGCAGTGGTGGTTACATCGGTACTTCGTTCAGTTCGTCGCAGCGAATGGTGTAAACGTCAGTTGCTTTTGCCAGCAGGTCATCATCACCAGCCAGTTTCTGGGCAACGTATTTGTATGCTTTGTCCAGGTCAGCCTGGGTGTTGTAGTTCATCGCCGCGCCGGAAAATGCGTGCAAAATCTCTTCAGGACCGCGATCGTCTTTATGCTGCTGACGCTCTTCCTGCTTCTGCTCTGGTTTTGAGTTGATCAGGCTGTTCATGCCATGAGCCGTTGCCGCAGATGGCGTGATGTCGCGCTCAACACGCGGTGTTGTCTCCTGCAATTCGTCAGGGGTGTATACTCCGAGCAGAACATCAGGTGCATGCAGACGAGCCCAACGCTTAACGCACAGGTAAGCAAGCTGCTGTCGTGGATCCTGTTCCCACAGCGGAGAGTTACGGACACCTGCCTGAGCCATGCTGATGGTAAGCTCGCGCGGCTCTGCTTCGCCTTTCAGTACTGCCGATACTGTTACGGTCAGTGATGGTGATTTGTCGCTCTTGCCATTCACCTTTGACCAGTCACCATCCCAGCGGTAATTCAGGCGAGTTGAAAGCAGGTTTGAAGAAGACACGACGGCGTTAACCAGTTGTGCTTCATAGCCAAGAGTTCCGTTTACAACGTGCGTCTTCTGCGCAACAGCGAACGGGTTCATGCCCCATTGCGCCGCCTGCATGGTAACTGCCAGACAATCAGCAGGCTTTCCTGCCAGGTGCTGAGGAACGGTTGCTTTACTGTCTGCCATCAGGGTTGCGAAACGTACCAGGCGGTCCATACCCTCAGGACTGAATATTGCAGCCGCTGTCCCTACGGTAGCGCCTGGCTGTGATGTGATTGCGATATCGTTGCTCATACGTACATATCCTGTTTTCGTGCCCATTCAGGGCGTTTAATAATTTCCACGCCGCCCCATTCATCGCTGATGCGGCATTCGTGATAGGTGTTCAGATCCCGGCGGAATAACTGATGCCCGGCGTCAACATCTGGCGCATCCAGCTCGAACACGCGGACAGGGTATCGACCGCAGTCGATGGTTTCGCTCACAGCCAGGAAGAAGAATCCGTGTGGCTGCCCGGTTACTTTCAGTGCGCCTTCGCGGTACATGGCGTCCTGGACGTGGTAGCGGAATTCCTCGATGTGACGGGCAAAGCGATCCATGTCTGCAACTTTTTTCACATCTACGATCACGTTGTGCTCATTCAGCCATTTATCTGGACGGATTCGGCACAGTTCGCCAGTCTCTTCGTCATTCCAGTACATCGACGCTTCATAGTGACCTGGTGCTTCCAGCATCCACCTCGCCGCAGGGTGGGCCATTGCGCTGTCGCGCATCAGTTTCAGTTTCCGGCCCTGCTCGGCATCCATCACCGTCATACCCATGTCGGCAACGTCTTTCAGGAATGCTTCTTCGTCTGCTTTTCCCTGATTTGTGCGTCGGTTGAACTGTGGCGCCACGATGAAACGCTTATCGAATTCCTTCGGCTCCAGCAGCAGGCAGTGCAGAGCAGTACCCATGTCCAGTGCCGATTTTTTCTCTTCATCTTCCGGCGCTGCCTTGACCCATTTCAGAAGGGCAGGGTTCTTGGCCACCATATCCAGTTGTGACTTACTCACGCCGTCACCGGCGTGGTAGTCCTCGTTGCTGATGTCGAAATAGATACCGGTATTCATGCCGCATTCCTTTTGCTGTCGATCTGGTCAGCCAGGTCAAGACGGGCGATGACGCCAGTTAATTCACGTTTGAACGACGACATAAGCTCTTCGAAATCATCGCTTTCAAATGCCGCTTCCAGAACTTCATAACGAACACCGGCACGGAGAATTGCCCGCTTGAATGACTCTTCCATTTCGCAACCAGCAACTGCTTCGATCAGCTCAACGTGGCGGTCGTACAGTTCAGATGACAGCTGGTAGTCATTGCTGAACTGAGTTGCTATTTTTTTCAGGTTATTGAATTGCTGAATGTGCATAGCCACCTCAGTAGTTGATGGTTGTTGCTGGAACTTTCCCGCGAGCGATGGCGACAACACATGCTTTCGCCCAGTCATCAGGAATACCCTGTTCAATGAGCGCCTGAACCGCAGCAGCATTAATGGCACGACGGTGCTCTACATCAGCAGCGCGTGCTGCCGCTTCATCAGCGATGCGCTTCTCTTCCGCCAGACGGGCTACTTCTTTCGCTTCAGCTTCACGCTTGATGCGATCGGCTTCTTCCTGCGCTTTGCGTTGCTCAACTGCGATAGCTTCCTGTTTTTCGCGCTCGGCACGATCTGCGGCTTCCTTCTTCTCTGCTTCAGCTTTTTGCTCTGTGGCAATGCGGTTACGCTCTGCTTGCTCTGCCTTGAGCTTTAATTCAGCCTCACGACGGGCAGATTCAGCGCGTTCACGCTCTATTTTCTCTTCAGCTTCACGCCTGGCCTTTTCTTCCGCCTGGCGCTTCAACTCTTCTTCATGAGCAATGCGCTGGCGCTCTGCTTCTTCTGCTTTCGCCTTCGCTTCTCGGTCGAATGCGTCGTTCATCAGCAGGGCCATCTCGTGATCCGCTTCGAACTTGGCAGCCCGCTCCTGATCGAACTTGATGTTCATCTCCAGTGCTTCGGCGTGCAGCACATTCATGGCTTCTTCAGCCTTGATGCGTTCCTGCTCGGCCTCCCATTCGGTAAGTGGGCGGCGAACCTCATCGCGCATCTCATCGCAAGCTGATACAAATCGACGCAGTTCAGCCTCAGCAGGTTTGACGGCTTCTTTCAGATGACGAAGGTAATCTCGACCAGGCTTTTCAACTGCTGTTTTACTGCGAGAAACCTGTGCTGCCAGAGATGCAATGCGGGCACGACCTTTGGCAGTGCTCAGGTCCGGAACTTCGTTAACGCTTTCGCGGATCTGTTCGAGGAACTTTTCCAGACCGTTTTCTACGTAAATGCTTGGCGCCATATCTGGCGCAATTTCGATAATTGCTAATTCGCTCACTTACTCACCCCCATATCCATTTCCGTTTTTACCGCCAGCTTGCTGACGAATACCCAGTTCATTGCTTCACCCAGCGTGCGGAACTTCCAGCTCATCAGCCCGCAAGCTGTAACGCAGTACCAACCATTGATGACTTTCCACTGCATACGAACCTCTCTATTACCATTTTGGTAATACCTGGAGATGCAGGAAAACCACGAAGTGGTGGTTTCTGCCTGAGCGATGCGCTCATGTATTACCTTTTGGGTAATAATCAGATCAAAAAGTGATTGTGTCAATAGGTATGACGAGAAAAAAATTACCGTTTTGGTAATTGCGTGAGGCGCGAGCTTACCGCCATCGGGCAGGTAAAGCGTCAGAATGGCGGGGGATTACTTGCTTTTGTTCTGCTCAAACACGAAGTTAATGAATGAGGTGATCTTGTTTTTCTCTTCCTGAGGCAGAGCTGCATACAACCTGTGGTCGTAGTCGATAACACCAGGAGCGCCGACGGGAATAATCATCTCGTATGCTTCATGCCCGAACGCGCGCGCCAGGGAGGAAAGAACGCCGATAGTTGTGCTGACTTCCGCTTTCATAATCCGGTTAACTGTGGCCGGGCCAATACCAGCTGCTACAGCAACTTTCTTTTCTGATGTCATTTCCGTGTTCTTTCTCATCCAGGCATTGAGCGTGGCTGCAGCCTGCTTCTCTACAGTCCATTCGCCATCATCAGTGGCCGGAATAAAGATATCAGCCTGTACCGCGTCCAGTTCGTGATCGACATCAAGCCAGAACTTTTCTTTGCGCGCTGCTTCCTCAATGATACGCGCTGCATTTGGTCCGATGTTTTTGATGCCAGTGCACCACCTGTTGACCAGGTTCTGCGAACGCTTCACACGTTCGGCAAAGCGCAACTGGGTATCATCGAAATCCCGGCGAATGATTTCGTTAAGGTTTTTGCGTCTTATGTCATAAATACTTTTCATAGCTATTGTATTTGTCCATTTAATGTTACCTAACTGACTAAATTTAAATGAATATTACCATAAAGGTAAAGTTACCATAACGGTAATAATCATTGATTTTTTCACCAGAAAGGTAATAATTCAGATATGAATAGACAGGCTGAGATAAGCAAAATATGAGTGACGAAAAAAAATTTGATTTCAAAAAGCACTGGCTGGGACTGTCTCCTGATGAGCGTGAAGCATTTGCAGATGAAGCCGGAACCACCAGTCATTACATCCAGACTCACCTGACCGGGCGCCGCAAGATGCCGGGTAAGCGACTGATGGACGGGCTGTTTAAAGCATGTCGCTCCCGCGAATGGACAAAGTCTAAACCTGAATTAGTGCTCTTCTTCTACGACCGATAACCCTCCCTGAACCCATCAATGCCGTCATTACCTGGCGGCTCCTTCCTGCATAAAACACCTTTTCGGTAATAAAAAACCATATACGGTTGATCTTTTTTTCTTCCTGCATCAAAATCATCGTAATAGTAAACGTTAATGAGGTTGTGCAATGGAGATTATTACTCGCCTTGACGCTGCAAAGGCAGGTCTTAAGCGTTATTACACCGGAAAACAGTGTAAGCATGGTCATGACAGTGAGCGCTACGTTTACAACGGGCACTGCGTTACATGCGCCATCAACACGAGCCTGCGCCGCCAGGCAGAAATAAAGCAGCTCATGGCCGAAGCCAGCCTGCAACACTCAAGCTGACGACAGGTATTTACCATGAGCAGATACGCAACAGAGTGGGCATGGAAAACAAATCCGGGCAGCTCATCACTGAAACTCATCCTGCTCTCGATGGCTGATCGAGCCGATGAATACAACCTGTGCTATCCAAGCATCGAACGCCTGGTTACCGACACAAGCCTGAATAAAAAAACAGTTCAGGCTGGTCTTATTTCGCTCATCGGAATGGGGCTAATTTCAGATACAGGAGAAAGAAAAGGGGCAACAAGAAGGGTCCGGGTTTTCTCTTTAAACATACCCAAAAACGGTAATGTTACCAATATTGGGAATATACCCAAAAACGGGAAGTTGAATGATCCCAAAAACGGGAAGTTGAATGATCCCAAAAACGGGAAGTTGAATGATCCCAAAAACGGGAAGTTGAATGATCCCAAAAACGGGATGCAGAACCTATCAGTTAACCAGTCATATAACCAAGAGAAGGAGAGGGGCGATAAAACTGGGGGTTTAGTGCCTCAGAGGACTGACGCTAACAACGCCGTGATTAACAACTTTGTCCCTCCTGGTGGACTGGGGCAATTCGGGAAATTTGTCATGCATGAGCACTGGTCACCATCGGATGATTTCCTCCGGGTGTCTTCATTGCAGGGCATTAACCTGGATTGCCAGCCAACGCCACAGGAGCTTGCAGAGTTCAGGGTTTACTGGATGGCCGAGGGTAAGGCTTTCCACCATGCGCAATGGGAGCAAAAACTTGCCAGACGTCTGCAGATCAGCAGACAGAACAAACTTACCTCACCTGAAAACAACGTACCGCACTGGAACAGTCCAGAGGCGTGGGAGGATTTCCTGTGAATAACGTATTTACCGCCATCCAGAACCGAGACGGTGAGGCTATGGCCAGCTTAACCGGTTCAGACCGTCAATATGCAGGCAGCGACAACGTTGTGAACATCACGGCAGAGCGCCTTGTAGATGCCCTGTTTAAACAGCTTAAGCAGCTATTCCCGGCAGCTGAGCAGACCAACCTGAAGACTCCGGCGCAGGAGACAGCAGCAAAGCAACAGTGGATCGCTGCATTCGCCGAAGGTGGCATCCGTACCCGTGAGCAGGTATCGGCAGGGATGCGACATGCCCGTGCCAGTGAATCACCGTTCTGGCCTTCACCTGGGCAATTCATCAAGTGGTGCAAAGACAGCAAGATGGTTCTGGGGATCAGCATTGATGACGTGATGGGGGAGTTTCACCGTTACGCCAAAGAGAAAAGCCTCCAGCCTGGTGGGCCCGAGAGATTCCCGTGGCGTCACCCGGTCATGTACTGGATTGTGTGTGATACCCGGAGGGCGATGTATCAGCGCCAGCTGAGTGAGGCTGAAGTTGAGAAGCATGCTCGCAAGCTGCTGGATGAATGGTCGGCAAAAGTGGCATCCGGTCACCAGATTCCAGATCCGATACTCAGCATACAAGCCAAGCCAGAGCCAATGAGCACACCACAGACAGGCTCAGGTAACGCCTACCATCCACCAGGGCGAAGTTTCGGATGCATGCCGAACGCAGCCACCCTGGGAGGGATAACGCCTGCACAGTGGCTCATGGAGGAATGCAGGCGAGGGAAGGCAGCAGGACTCATCAAGTAATACCAGCGCAGTAGCGCATTTTTTTACATCCAATGAATTACCAAAAGGGTAATAAAATATGCGCATTGCTATTGAAATTAACCCATTTGTGGTTTTAAATTACCTGAGAGGTAAATCATGGCGGCAGTATTAGGGATTGACCCAGGATGCAGCGGATCTCTGGTCCTGATAACTGAGCAGGGCGGATACATCGACCACCTGGCAATGCCGACCATCAAGGTTGGGACAAAGTCCAGAGTCAACGGCGCAGCGGTGGCTGCATGGCTGCGTAAGTACGGAATTACGCACGCATACCTCGAGCAGGTGGGCGCAATGCCAGGGCAGGGAACGGCGAGCATGTTCACGTTCGGTCATGCCGCTGGGGTAGCGGAGGGGATCCTGCAGGGTCTCAACATTCCGTACACGCTGGTAACGCCGCAGGCCTGGAAGAAGTCAGCCGGTCTCATCGGAAGTGACAAGGACGCGGCACGCAGCAGAGCAATTCAGCTCTACCCGGAACTCAGGGCGCTGGATGCAAAAGCGAAAGGTCAGGCCATAGCTGATGCGCTGTTAATCGCCAGGCACGGGATCGGTATCAAATAACGATCCTTTTAGTTATCAAACTAATCAATAACTTATACGGGTAAGCGAGGGTAATAATGGGAAGCAATATCATTGAGTTAGCGAAGTTAGGACATGAGCGCGCGGCTGAACTGAAAGCATCATGCGGTGCTGTCGACGTGCGCAGCATGGCGCAACTGATTAGCGATCTGGCTACACAACTTGAAGTGCAGCATGTTCGCTCAACCAGCATGGCAGTACAGCTCGCTAACGCCGAGAGCAAGTGCAGGGAGCTGGAATCTCGGACGGTCAATCTTCCTGAAGCACTGAACAGTTACGCTGGCGTGAAAATCTATCGCCCGAATGATGTTATCGAAGCAATCCGCGCCGCTGGCATTGGCGTGAAGGGGGATTGAGATGGCACTGACGAAAAAACAACGTGCAGAGCTACGCATGAAGTTTGGCGGTCGCTGTGCTTACTGTGGGTGTGAGCTTGGAGATAAATGGCATGCAGACCATGTAAAGCCAGTTCTTAGGCACATGAACGGAGGCGGCATGATTCATGCAGAAAACGACAATGAGGCAAATATGGTTCCGGCCTGTCACCCATGCAATCTGCATAAACACTGCAGTAGCCTGGAAGATTACCGGCGAATTATCGGTGATGGTCGTCGTGAATTCCTTGTGTCCGGGAAAGGAAAAGCGCTAGTTCGTATGGGGTTGGTTGAAATGAAATCTGACCCAGTGGTGTTCTGGTTCGAAAAATATCAAGAAGGAGCGTCAGCATGACAACTAACAACCACCCGGCGAACGGCCCTGTATCACTCGATCGCCTGCACCAGATAAGCGAAATACTCAGTAAAGCAGCAGCACAAAGCGACGGCGGTAATCTCGGCTACGCAATGGTTGATGCTGTGAAGGTGATTGATGGAGCGATTGCTTCGTTTGGTGCTGATCCTGTTGGTTACTTCTACGCAGAGAAACCAGGCGATTGGTATCAAATTTCAGATGGAGACAGAGTACCAAGTCATAGGAGTATACCGCTTTACGCCAGACCGCAGTCATCGCCAGTAGTGAAACTACCGAATGAATTCATCAGCAGTGAGGGTATCGTTGTTCAGATAGAAAAGTTGATGGCTGTGCTAGCAGTGCATGGAATTCAGTATGAGCGCAGAGGTAACGCATGCTGCTCTGCCATGCTTCAGACTGGCAACTCTCCGGTGACTCCGGATGGTTGGATTCCGGTAAGCGAGCGGATACCTGAAGGAAGCGAAGAAGTTTTATGCACCAAAGAATTTGATGGTCCTGGTGACTGGCGCAAGAAGGTAGGTTATTGGCTCGCAGGGAAATGGACAGTGTATGGCGCATCATGGACGCCAACTCACTGGATGCCACTTCCAGCAGCACCGCAGCAGGAGGTGAAATCAGCGCTTGAACATGGGATGCAGCGTTACGCCGGAGCTATGCAAAAACTGTCAGAAGGGGATAAGTGATGCCGCCAGTTAAAGTGGTTGTTATTACGCTGGCTATGTGCGCTATCTGCCAGTTAATTGCTGCCTCTGGAATGGGGATTTGGTGATGGCTAAATCCGCAGCAGAGCGCAAAGCAGCGCAGCGTGCCCGCCAGGCTGAATCTGGTAACCGCAAGCTGGAATTGCAACTAGACGAGCAGGAACTGGAGATGCTGGCGAGAAACTGCGCCGCCCGTCGCCCTGGTCGGGCGCCGTATGACATGAACGAGTACATCGCGTTGCTTATACGCCAGGATGATGCGCGGGTTCGTGGGCGCATCAAGTCAATCAGCTCTAACCGTTGCGGGAAATGTGGCGATGCGCTGCCAGTTGAGTCGTGTCCGTGTGATGGTGATTCGGCATGCTGGGTGACGCGTGGCTGGCATGATACTAAACTAGCGGTGTGACATGTCACGATAGAGACAATAAATTGCAAAGGCCGCCGACTATGGCGGCTTTGTTTTGCGTGTTACTATTACCAAAACGGTAATTATTACTTCGGTGGTAACAATGCCCGCAGAACCAAAAGCACCAAAACGCAAATCAACGCAGTATAAGCCAATTACAGCGATGCAGGAGGCTTACGCGCAGGAATATACCAAATGCCCTGAGAATCAGACTCAGGCAGCGATTAACGCAGGATTTTCGCCAAATACGGCGGCAGTCAAGGCCAGTGTCATGATGCGTGATGAGCGTATCCAGAAACGGATCGCCGAACTGATGGAAGAGCGTAACAAGCGTTTGCGCGTCAGTGCGGACTACGTACTGCTCCGCCTGGTGGAAATTGACCAGATGGACGTGATCGATATCCTGAACGATGACGGCACACTGAAGCCTATCCGCGAGTGGCCAAAGATATGGCGTACTACACTGAGCGGTTTCGATTTGTCATCGACCATCATGAATATGAACGAGGATTCGATAGAAACAATCCTCAAAAAAATCAAATGGCCTGACAAGGTGAAGAACCTCGAGCTTATCGGTAAGCACGTCGACGTCAATGCGTTCAAAGAGCGCATGGAGGTTTCCGGCACAGTAACGATTGCCGACCGCATGGCGAAGGCCCGCCGTCGCGTGAAAGAGCTGGATGGTGGTGAAGAATGACAGCCGCAGCCATGTCGCCGGAAGAGCAGCTTGTCGAGGATATTGCATCGTTCACATATGACCCGCTGGGCTATTCGCTGTATGCGTTTCCGTGGGGCGAAGAGGGGACAGAACTGGCGCATGCCACCGGCCCGCGAAAATGGCAGGCAGACGCATTCCGCGAGATACGCGATCACCTGCAGAATCCAGCAACGCGTCACCAGCCGCTGATGTTGGCCCGCGCATCCGGCCACGGTATCGGTAAATCTGCGTTCATCTCGATGCTCATCAACTGGGGCATGTCTACCTGTGAAGACTGCAAGGTGGTGGTGACCGCCAACACCGACAACCAGCTGCGCACCAAAACATGGCCTGAAATCATCAAATGGTCGAACCTGGCTATCACGAAAGAGTGGTTCACCTGCACCGCCACCGCGATGTACAGCAACGATCCCGGTCACGACAAACGCTGGCGCGCTGATGCTATTCCATGGTCTGAACACAACACCGAGGCGTTCGCCGGTCTGCACAACGAACGCAAGCGCATCATCGTTGTATTCGATGAAGCGTCCAACATTGCCGATCTGGTGTGGGAAGTTGCCGAGGGTGCGCTGACGGACGAAGACACCGAAATCATCTGGGTGGCGTTCGGGAACCCTACGCGTAACACCGGGCGTTTCCGTGAATGCTTCCGCAAATACAAACACCGCTGGAAGTGCGCGCAGATAGACAGCCGCACCGTGGAAGGCACCAACAAGCAGCAGTTGCAGAAGTGGGTTGATGACTACGGCGAGGATAGCGACTTCGTGAAAGTTCGTGTACGCGGGATCTTCCCTGATGCGTCTGAACTCCAGTTTATCCCGACAGGCCTGACTGATTCCGCAATGAAGCGCGTGGTGACAGCCGGGCAGGTGGCGCACGCTCCGGTGATTATCGGTGTTGACCCGGCGTATTCCGGTGTGGATGACGCGGTGATATACCTGCGCCAGGGGCTTCACAGCAAAGTGCTATGGACCGGCAATAAGACAACCGATGATCTGATTATGGCAAAGCGTATCGCTGATTTTGAAGACCAGTACCAGGCTGACGCTGTATTCATCGACTTCGGGTATGGTACCGGGCTGAAGTCAATCGGTGATGGCTGGGGCCGTTCCTGGCAACTGATACCTTTCGGCGGCGGCTCTACCGATCCGCAGATGCTCAACAAGCGCGGCGAGATGTTCAACAGCTGCAAAACGTGGCTGAAAATTGGTGGCGCACTGGATGACCAGGAAACGGCTGACGACCTGTCGGCGGCTGAGTACAAAGTCAGGGTGGACGGCAAGATAGTTATTGAGCCGAAGGAAGATATCAAAGAGCGGTTAGGCCGTTCTCCTGGCAAGGGTGATGCGCTGCTGCTGACGTTTGCTTTCCCGGTGTCGAAACGTATGAATATACCAGGACAGCAAAGCCAGCAGGGCAAGGCGTTGACAGAATACGACCCCTATGCATAGTGAATTGATATCAGAGCTACAACCAAGGCAACTAATGCAATGATTAGTGACGCACCAGTTAGCAAAAGTGATGCGGTATTCATCATGCGCTGATAATAGAATGCACGCATTGACTCTATTCTTTCACCGGTCTCAGCAGGGTCTTTTAATCCATTAGGGAATGTGCTTTCAAATCCTTCAAATACCTTTCTTTCAATGGCATTGTGCATGGCCATGTTCCACTCATGGGTTGAGTTCACAAAGGTATTAACAATTTTTTGTTTAATTTTCATGGTCCACTCGCTGTGATAATCGAATGAGTGATTATGCCATACAAAAAAGCCCGCGCATCGGCGGGCTGAATGTGACATGTCACAGCGTTATATCAAATCTTTCCATTCTACCCATTTTCCAGTTCTGCGATGGACCTCATCTCGTTTCAAAAACAGCAACTCCCTGCATCGTTCGCAGCCATCAAACTCATCGGAATTATTCTTGAAATTTTTTGCTCGGCGATACGTATAAATCCCGCAAACACAACGAGCAACATAGCGAGCACCTTTATTTTTTGCTCCTTGCGTGACAGCAAGGCCAATTATTGTCAATCTCCCGCGCTTTCTTCCGATCATTGCTTTCACTTCTCGCCGTTGTTGCGGGTTTTTAATGTTATATACAGAAAACACTGGCAACGGCAGATCGCTGTCTCCTGTCTGGATAACTTTGTTTGGTGTCCAATCCACGCCCTTACCAACAACTCTCGCAGCAACCCGGTCAACCGGAAGGCGCTTCATGTCAAACAGGTCTTTGCTCATAATCTCACCTTAAAAAAATGCCCACCGAAGTGGGCGAACTGGAAGTAAGGGTGCCTTCCATGGCAGTTACGGGTTTACAGCGCAACGTCATCGCAATGGCGTTCTGCTGTAAAAAAAGTGTCGGTACCAGCGAGGGGCAACTCGGGATGAATCTGGCACCGACAAAGTCACACAGCAATTACATTGGCACTACGGTTTACCACGGTCCTAACGTGATTCGTTTGTGGTGGCTGGTGCTGAACTCCAGCTCAGTGGCGCGGTGTTTCAATATCGTAACCGCCCGTTCCATCCGCGTTCGATCAGTCCGTATGCTCGCTTAGAACGTTTCGCCTGCTTATCTTTTCTCAACCGTTTGACGGTCAGCCCCGCCATTAACCACAACATTGAGAGCACTGCGCCTGTATCGGTTAGCGTCATGGGATTAACCGGTCACCCCAATGCTCTCATCGTTGCATCCTCGTCTCTTCCGAGGTGTCACACCGTATCGCCACGATGGTGAATCGTCTGTCCGTGCTTACCTGACACTGGCTTGCACATTCCGGCTACCCGGCTGGGGAAGTAGCATCAATGGAACCCATCCGGACCGCTGCGGCACATGTGCCATATGCCGTACATCAACTGCGTTACATCAACATCAATTACCTAAAAGGTAATATCTGATGTTATAAGTGTCAATAGCCTACGCTAAATAAATCATATGTGGTTAAATTGGTAATAATTTAATTGCGTACGGAGCTATTGCTATGTGTATCGGCAGCAAGCCATCAGTGCCAGCAGCGCCAGAAGTACAGGCTGCGCCACAGGAGCAGGATGCAGCAGTTGTCAGTTCTCGTGACGACGAAGAACGCCGCCGCCGTGCAGCAGCAGGACGCAGTTCCACTCTGCTGACTGGTGCTCAGGGTGACACCTCAACCGCAAACACCAGCGGTAAAACGCTGCTTGGTCAGTAACGGAGTAGGCAGAGATGGCGGAAACCGAAAAAGAGCGCCTGCTGAAGCAACTTGCGCAGCTGAAGAATGAGCGCACATCGTTCGAATCGCACTGGCGTGATCTGAGTGACTTCATCAATCCGCGTGGCTCCCGCTTTCTGACATCTGATGTAAACCGTGATGATCGCCGTAACACCAAGATTGTTGATCCCACTGGCTCAATGGCTCAGCGCATTCTGTCCAGCGGCATGATGTCAGGCATCACCAGTCCGGCACGACCGTGGTTCAAACTGGCAACGCCTGACCCTGACATGATGGACTATGGCCCGGTGAAAATCTGGCTGGAAGTCGTGCAGCGCCGCATGAACGAAGTGTTCAACAAATCGAATTTGTATCAGTCACTGCCTGTTATGTACGCAAGTCTGGGTACTTTCGGCACCGGCGCTATGGCTGTTCTGGAAGATGACCAGGACGTGATCCGCACAATGCCTTTCCCTATTGGCAGTTACTACCTGGCTAACAGTCCGCGCGGTAGCGTAGACACCTGCATTCGCCAGTTCTCCATGACCGTGCGCCAGATGGTGCAGGAATTCGGTCTGGATAACGTCAGTACATCCGTAAAAGGCATGTGGGAAAATGGCACGTATGAAACGTGGGTGGAGGTTAACCACTGCATCACGCCTAACGTCAACCGCGACAGCGGTAAGATGGACAGCAAGAACAAGCCTTACCGCTCTGTCTATTTCGAAACTGGCGGTGACGCTGACAAGCTGCTGCGTGAATCCGGATTTGATGAATTCCCTATTCTGGCGCCGCGCTGGGAAGTGAATGGCGAAGACGTTTACGCCTCATCCTGTCCTGGAATGCTGGCACTCGGTCAGGTTAAAGCCCTTCAGGTTGAGCAGAAGCGCAAAGCTCAGTTGATCGATAAAGCCACTAACCCGCCGATGGTTGCCCCGACATCGCTCAAGAATCAGCGGGTTTCCCTGTTGCCTGGCGATGTGACGTACCTCGACGTGTTGACCGGTCAGGATGGTTTCAAACCTGCATACCTGGTAAACCCGAATACCGCCGACCTGCTGGCTGACATTCAGGACACTAGGCAGACCATCAACAGCGCCTACTTCGTTGACCTCTTCATGATGCTGCAAAACATCAACACCCGATCTATGCCGGTGGAAGCGGTGATCGAGATGAAGGAAGAGAAACTGCTGATGCTTGGCCCGGTGCTTGAGCGCCTGAATGACGAAGCGCTTAACCCGCTTATCGATCGCGTGTTCTCAATCATGGCCCGCAAGAACATGTTGCCAGAACCTCCTGACGTTCTTCAGGGTATGCCGCTGCGTATCGAGTACATCTCTGTGATGGCTCAGGCTCAGAAATCTATCGGCCTCACCAGCCTGTCGCAGACAGTTGGATTTATCGGGCAACTGGCGCAGTTCAAACCTGAAGCGCTCGACAAGCTTGATGTGGATCAGGCTATCGACGCGTTCTCTGAAATGTCAGGCGTATCGCCAACCGTCATCGTTCCGCAGGAGCAGGTACAGGGTATTCGTGAAGAGCGAGCTAAACAGGCTCAGGCGGCACAGGCAATGGCTATGGGTCAGGCGGCAGCGCAGGGGGCCAAGACTCTCAGCGAAACGCAGACCAGCGACCCGAGCGCATTAACTGCTATCGCTAATGCAGCAGGAGCACCGCAGCAATGATGGATATCGACGACGAAGGACGCAAAGCAGAGCTTGACGCCAAACAGCAACTTCTGGCTCAGCGTGATATCGACGACATCAAGTTCGTTATGGGTAGCGAGCAAGGCCGCCGCGTTATCTGGTCGATGCTGGAGAGGGGAAAGGTGTTCTCACCATGCTTCGCTGGTGATTCGCACTTAACTGCATTCAACGAAGGGCAGCGCAACCTGGCACTGGCATTGTTTCAGCGCGTCATGGCGCACTGTCCTGAACAGTATCTGAAAATGGCCGCTGAGTCTCAGGAGAAAGACAAATGATCCGTAAACGCATGATCAGGCTGAGAAACGATGGTAACTCGACCATTGCAGACTTTTATGCAGTGGATGAAGAGCCGCAGACATTTCAGATGGACATATTTAACTGGACTGGATCTCAGGTTGTGGCTGATGCCGCTTTTCAGAACTTCTTTTCACTTTCCGGGATCGTTAAAGCTGCTGACGGTAACGCGAATCTCAGCATCAATTCGGGAAATCTTATATTCCCTGCTCAGGAAGCGCCGAGCCAGGTTCTTTTCAGTACCCGTATTAACGGTACCGTTGGTGGTGCGTCAGGAACGGCAAGGGAATGGATGATTCAGACCAGGCGCCCAAATGGCGACATCGTCGGATCCGAGTCAAGCGTGAAGGTGAACGGAACCAGCATCAGTAACCGTGACGATGTACTTGCCAGTTTCACCATGAATGAACTTGATCCGTTCACCGTCAGCGGAATTCAGGTCGGCCTTTCAAATGAATCAGGCCAGACCATCACGTTGACCTCTGTATCTGTCAGGGTTCAACGCGTCATCAGCATTGATTAACAAGAAGGTAACGTATGAATTTATTTGATCGTTTGCTGCATCGCCGTCTTTGCAATGAGCAACCTGCTGATGGTGGCGCAGCTCCTGCTGCATCTGAACCCGCAGCATCAACTGGTGATAATCCGGCACCCGCTGGCGATCCGGCTAAACCAGAAGGCGATAAGTCACATCCTGGCACTGAAAGCGACAAGCCTCAGGACGACAAGCCTATCGATGGCGATAAGCCAAAAGAGGAAAAGCCTGGTGAAGACAAGGATAAGAAGCCGGAAGGCGCTCCGGAGAAATACGAGTTCAAACCAGCTGAAGGTCAGGAACTTGATGCTGCCGCTCTGGAGCAGTTCGAGCCTATCGCCCGCGAACTGAACCTGACTAATGAGCAGGCGCAGAAGATGGTCGATCTGTACGGCACCAAGATTATGCCAATGGTCCAGCAGCAGCAGGCGGAAGCCTGGCAGAAAACCACCGAACAGTGGGCTGCTGACGTTAAGGCAGACAAGGAGATCGGCGGAGACAATCTCACCGGTAACCTGAGCGCAGCACAGCGTGCTCTTGCTCAGTTCGGCACACCTGAACTGAAAGAATATCTGGAAGGCACCGGCCTGGGTAATCACCCTGAACTGGTGAAGGCTTTCATCAAAATCGGTAAAGCCATGTCAGAAGACGGCATGGTAACCGGGAAAGAAAGCGGTCAGCGTAGTGCTGCCGAAGTGCTCTATGGCAAATAAGAGAGGAAATAACCATGGCTGTTAAAGGCTTAACTGCGCTGACGCTGGCAGACTGGGGCAAGCGCATCGACCCGAACGGGAAAGTCGATAAGATTATCGAGCTTCTCGCACAAACCAACCCTATCCTGCAGGATATGCTGATCGTTGAAGGTAACCTTCCTACAGGTCACCGTACCACTATCCGCTCAGGCCTGCCGTCAGCAACATGGCGTCTGCTGAACTATGGCGTGCAGCCAAGCAAATCCACCACTGTACAGGTAACAGACTCCTGCGGAATGCTGGAAACCTATGCCGAAATCGATAAGTCTCTGGCTGACCTGAACGGCAACACCGCTGAATTCCGTCTGTCTGAAGACCGCGCATTCATTGAAGCTATGAACCAGCAGATGGCTCAGACCCTGTTCTATGGTGATACCAGTGTTAACCCGCAGCAGTTTATGGGGCTGGCGTCTCGTTATTCCAGCAAATCAGCTGGTAACGGCCAGAACATTATCGACGCTGGTGGCACTGGCACAGATAACACTTCTATCTGGCTGGTTGTATGGGGTGAAAACACTGTTCACGGCATCTTCCCGAAAGGTCAAAAGGCTGGCCTTCATATGGAAGATAAGGGCCAGCAGACCCTTAAAGATGCCAATGGTGGCCAGTATGAAGGCTACCGCACTCACTATAAGTGGGATAACGGCCTGGCTCTTCGTGACTGGCGCTACGTTGTTCGTATCGCCAACATCGATGTAAGCGATCTGTCTGTTCCTGCCTCTGCTGCAAACATCGTCACTCAGATGGTTAAAGCTCTGCACCGCGTTCCTAACCTGAAGATGGGCCGTGCGGCTTTCTACATGAACCGCACCGTTGCCCAGGCTCTCGACCTGCAATCTCTGGATAAAGCCTCTCTGGCTCTGTCCGTCAAAGAGACAGAAGGCGAATGGTGGACCACTTTCCGTGGCATTCCTATCCGTGAAACCGATGCGATTCTGGAAACAGAAGCGCGCGTTGTTTAACGCCTGTTATTAACTGATGGGCCTTAACCGGCCCATGAATGGAGAAAGAAAATGATCCTCGACAAACTGTTGATGTTCTCCGAAGCGCAGGCGGTTACGGCTTCCGCAGCTTCTACTGATGTAATCGATCTCGGTCCTATCGACGGTACCCGCCGTGATATCGGTGTTGGTTACCCGCTGGAGTTCTGGGCAAACGTGAATACCACTGCAACCGCAGGCGGTGCTGCAACCCTGAACGTTCAGTTGCAGACCAGCCCGGATAACTCCACCTGGACCACGCTGTACGATAGCGGCACGTTGGCGCTAGCGGCGTTGACTGCTGGAAAGCGCCTGTTTTCCGCGAAAGTTCCGGCAGGTGTCCAGCGTTATCTGCGTGTTAACTATGTGGTCGGTACTGGCCCGCTGACTGCCGGTGCTTTCACCTCGGGAATTAACCTGGATGTTGATAACAACAGCCCGTACTACCCGATTCGTTCAAAAGTGACTGGCTAAGGGGATAGCGATGTCAGGTGAAAAAGCAAGATACCGCGTCCTGCGTTTATCTCACATTCATAACAACCTCTGGCCAGAAGGCTCTGAAGTTGAGTATGACGGCGAACCAGGTACGGCGCTGGAGCCACTGAACGATGCGGCGAAATTGGCAAAAGAGATCGCCGAAAAGCGTAAAGGAAGATCGGCTTCTGTAGTTATCAATGTTCCATCTCCAGCTGCGGTTCATCAAGTAGTGGAAGAAGTGAAATCTGATGGCACTGGCGCGGTAAGTGAAGACCTTACTCTGCTTCGACAGCAGTATGAGGATTTACTAGGCAAGAAGCCGGGCAATAAAACGGCTGAAACTCTGGCAAAAGAGATCGCCGAAAAGCGTGCCGAACTGGGCGTCTAAGCCTCGCTAATCAAACAAGGGGCTTCGGCCCCTTTATTGCAGGAGTCCGTTATGGATCTGGTAAACCTCAAAACCGGCACCGACACCTATCAGGATGAGGAGGGTAAAACCCAGACTCGTGATGATTATCCGTGGGGCCTTTGCATTGAATTGAACAACGAGACGTTAGCCAAGCTAAAGGCAGCACCTCAATCTGCTGGCACTGAAGTAATGATCACTGCAAAGGCAACTATTCGCTCAACTTCTACCCGCGAAACGGAAGATGGAATGCAGCATAACGCCAGTCTGCAGATCACTGATATGGCGCTCAGTCCAGTATCCGGTGAGCAACCGAAGTCAGCAGCGCAAACTCTCTACGGTGGGGAGGATGATTAATGGCTTCTGTTATCGAGATCTGCAACCGCGCGCTGAGCAATATCGGCAACAGTCGCAGCATTAACAGCCTGAATGAAGCCAGCAAAGAGGCCGGGCAGTGCTCCCTGCATTTTGATGCGTGCCGCGATGCTGCTCTGGCTGACTTCGACTGGAACTTTGCTACCAAACGCGTGGCGCTGGCTGATACCAATAACCCGCCTCCTGACTGGCAGTACGCTTACCAGTACCCATCTGATTGCGTCCGTATAACTGAGATCATGCCGACCGGCATACGCAATCCTACCGCTGCGCAGCGCATTGAATATGTTGTCGGTTCCAATGAGGACCTGACAGGTAAGCTCATTTACACCGATCAGCCGAAAGCGTGGTTGAAGTACGTGGCGCGGGTTACTGACGTCAATATGTATGATGCCATTTTTATGGAGGCGCTTTCCTGGCGTCTGGCCGCTGCCATTAATATGGCGCTTACCGGTAGCGCAGATCTCGGTAACAACGCACTGACGATGTACAACCGTGTGATCCTGAGCGCTGGCTCACATAGCCAGAATGAATCGCAGGAGCCACAACCTCCGGTAGATGAATTCACAGCAGCGAGGTTGTCATAATGGCTTTTAGCTGGATTCAACCGAGCTTTGCCGGTGGTGAAATTGGTCCGTCACTGTATGGCCGTATTGATATGTCAAAGTATCAGGTGGCACTGCGCAAGTGCGATAACTTCATTGTTCGCCAATATGGTGGTGTAGAGAACAGACCAGGTACGCGCTTTGTTGGTCCTGCTAAATACCCTGATCGCAAGTGCCGGTTAATCCCATTTCAGTTCTCGACCGTACAGACCTATGCTCTGGAGTTCGGGCACAACTATATGCGCGTTATCAAAGATGGCGCTTATGTTCTGACGACCAGCAATGTTATTTATGAGCTGGCGATGCCGTATGCTGACACTGACCTTTTCCGCATTAAATTCACGCAGAGCGCCGATGTTCTGACGCTGGTGCATCCCGCATACCCTCCGAAAGAACTGCGCCGCTATGCGCACGACAACTGGCAGATCGTCGATGTCACCACCAAAAACGGGCCGTTCGAAGATATCAACGTTGACGAGACTGTGAAGGTCTACGCCAGCGCCAGCACCGGCACCATTACGTTGACGGCCAGTTCTGCAATCTTCGGTGCTGAACAGGTTGGAAAACTGTTCTATCTCGAGCAGCCCGCGGTTGATTCCGTCCCAGTATGGGAAACCAGTAAAACCACAGCAATAAACGACGTTCGTCGTGCAGACAGCAACTACTACCGCGCGAATACTGCAGGTAAGACCGGGACCCTTCGCCCGTCTCACACTGAAGGTATGTCTTGGGATGGATGGGGCGGTACCGGATCAGATGATACCGGGATACAGTGGGAATACCTGCACAGCGGTTTCGGCATTGCAAAAATCACAGCAGTGGCTGGCGATGGCCTGACAGCAACTGCCGATGTGATCTCGTTCATTCCATCTCAGGTTGTTGGCTCCGCTAACGCCAGCTATAAGTGGGCTAAATATGCGTGGAACAGCGTTAACGGCTACCCTAGTACCGTTGTTTACTACCAGCAGCGCCTGTACTTTGCCGCATCTACCGCGTATCCACAAACCATCTGGGCAAGCCGCACCGGAGACTATAAAGACTTCGGTAAGAACAACCCTATTCAGGATGACGATCGCATCATCTACACCTACGCCGGGCGACAGGTGAATGAGATCCGTCATCTTATTGACGTTGGTAACCTGGTCGCTCTGACATCTGGCGGGGAATATACGATATCCGGGGACCAGAATAAGGTCCTCACGCCATCGGCGTTCTCGTTCAGTTCGCAGGGCAATAACGGCTCCAGCAATGTTCCGCCGATCGCTGTGGCAAACATCGCACTGTTCATCCAGGAGAAAGGTAGCGTTGTGCGTGATCTGGCCTACTCCTTCGATGTCGACGGATATCAGGGAACAGACCTGACCATACTGGCAAACCACCTGTTCCAGAAACACAGCATTGTTGACTGGTCATTCTGCATTGTGCCGTACAGCAGCGCTTTCTGCATTCGTGATGACGGTAAATTACTGGTGCTCACGTATATGCGCGATCAGCAGGTTTTCGCCTGGGCACCGCAGTCCAGCGCTGGTAAATACGAAAGCACCTGCTCAATCAGTGAAGGCAGCGAGGATGCTGTTTACTTCGTGGTTAACCGTACTATCAATGGGCAGACCGTACGTTACATCGAACGCCTGTCCAGCCGCCTGTTTACCAGTGATGAAGATGCGTTCTTTGTCGATTGTGGCCTGAGCTACGACGGGCGCAATACATCATCACGCACAATGACCATCAGTGGAGGCACAGGTGACTGGAACTATCAGGTTGATTACCCGGTTACAGTAAGCGGTGGTGCGTATTTCGTTAATACTGATGTAGGCGCTCAGATTCAGTTCCCATATACCGGCACAGATCCAGACACTAATGAACCGGTCGCTAAAGAGTTGCGCGGCGACATCATTTCAGTGACCAGTAATACTGCGGTAGTCGTGCGCTTCAATCGTAATGTTCCGGCGGTACTGCGCAATGCGGCCACAACTAACTGGCAGATGGCCCGCCAGACGTTCAGTGGCCTGTCGCACCTCGAAGGTCAGACAGTAAACATCCTGTCAGATGCCAGCGTTGAGCCTCAGAAGGTTGTCACTGGTGGTTCAGTCACGCTGGAGTCACCAGGTGCAGTTGTGCATATCGGATTGCCTATCACCGCTGAATTCGAAACACTGGACATCAATATCAATGGGCAGGAAACGCTGCTGGACAAAAAGCAGGTAATCCCTACTGTCACGATGGTAGTCAACGCAAGCCGTGGAATCTGGGCAACAACTCCTGGCGGAACCTGGTATGAATATCCGCAGCGTGAATTTGAGTTCTACGACGATCCTGTTGATGATGCTACAGGCAAGGTTGAAGTGAAACTCGACAGCAACTGGGATAAAAACGGACGCGTTAAGGTTCGCCAGCTTGACCCACTCCCGCTTTCTGTTCTTGCTGTATTGCCTCGCCTCACCGTCGGAGGCTTCTGATGATTAAAGCTCAGATCGTACCAGCTACCACAGAGCACATCGAAGCCATCGTTCCACATGTTCGCCAGGCTGATATCGATGAATTTCTGGCAACCAATGGATGGAGTCCGCGTCGCGTACTGGAAACCGGTCTGCGCACGTCAACATTCTGCTGCGCCGGATTGATTAATGGTGAAGTGGTGACTGTCTTTGGCGTAGCGCCAGCATCGATGATCGGCGGCAGCGGTATTCCGTGGCTGGTTGGCACTGACGCGCTGGAAAAATACCAGCGTACTTTCCTTCGCCGCTGCGGAAAAGTGGTCAATGCAATGCTGACCGTTTATCCGTATCTTGAAAATTATGTTGATGCGCGTAACCACACTGCACGCATCTGGCTTCACTGGCTGGGATTCACCATCGATGAGCCTCAGCCATACGGCATTAATAACCTACCGTTTCACCGTTTCCACATGGAGAGAAAATAATGTGCAGCCCGGCTATCGCTCTTGCTGGCGCCAGTGTCGCTTTAAGTGGCGTTTCAGCATACAACCAGTACCAGCAAGGTAAGTATTCATCTGCTGTTGCAGAGCAGAATGCAGAAGTGGCCACGGCACAGGCACAGGATTCTATCAACCGTGGCAACGCTCAGGCTGATGAGGTTCGTCGCCGTAATCGTCAGGCCGCTGGCACCCAGGCGGCAACCATGGGCGCTACAGGTGCAGATCTATCCACTGGTGGAGCGCTGGATATCTTCGGCGATACAGCGCAGTTTGGCGCGCTGGATGCGCTGACCACGGTCAATAACGCTCAGCGTGAAGCATATGGCTTTCAGGTTCAGGCTGAAAACTACAAAGCTCAGGCCAACTCAGCACGCAAGCAGGGGAATATGGGAGCATTTACCACACTGCTGACTGCTCCGCTTAATGCCTATGGTGCTTATAGGATTGGTGGTGGTGAATGGAACCCGTTCACACAAAGTACCCCAGCACCGATCAGCGCTGCCATCGGCACACCAACCGGTCGATAAGGAGACATAGAAATGCCAACAGTACCAACAGTCACCGGTCGACAGGTAGAAAGCAGAGGGTTTCAGTCTCCTGGGTTTCAGGCATTCGATCAGCCAAATATCGGTGATGCTATCGTCGACGCTGGCAGCAAAGCCATCAACGTATTTGGAGAGGCCAAGCAACGGGCAAATGTGGCACTTACCCAAGAGGCAACTCTTCAACTGAATGCGGTTGGCAACGATCTGCTAAATAACCCTGATTCAGGATTCATGAATCTGCAAGGGAAGAACGCGATCGGCAAGGGGCAGGAGTACGTGCAGCAGTTTGATTCTCAGGCGCAGAGCATTGCAGCAAGCCTGCCGGATGAGCAGGCGCGAAATGCGTTTCTTCAGCAGGCACAGCAGCAGAGAATCCAGTTCAAGACGACCGCTGTTCGCCATGAAGTTGGGCAGGTGCGTCAGTACGAAGCAGGTATGCAGGAGGGAACGTTACGTTCGCTGGCACAGCAGGCGATTTCTCCTGGTCTGTTTGTTCCTGCATTGATGAATGCTCGTAATTCTATTATCGCTTATGGGAAAGCCCACGGACAGAGCGATGAGGAAATAGAGTCTAATTTCGTGCAGTGGCGTGAGCAGGCCGCCAACCGCGCCAGCGAAGCATGGTATACACCAACCTATCAGCAAATCATGGGGCCGGAAGGTAAGATCGAAGTTACCGACACTCCGAGCGAATCGCAGCTTTTTTCCGCGATGATCTGGCAGGAATCCGGAGGTAATCAGTATGGCAAAGACGGTTTACCACTGGTATCTCCGAAAGGTGCAGTAGGGGTGGCGCAGGTGATGGAGGATACGGGGCCGGAAGCAGCACGACTGGCTGGCGTACCGTGGGATCGTGATAAGTGGCTGAACGATACGCGCTACAATGCGAAGCTTGGTCAAGCCTACTTCGGCGCGCAGATGAAGAAGTATGACAATAATCCTGTACTGGCGGTGGCGGCGTATAACGCTGGGCCAGGTGCGGTTGATGGATGGATAAAGCAGTTTGGCGACCCGCGTACTGGTGCGGTGAGCAATGAGCAATTCGCTGCGGCAATCCCTTATGATGAAACTCGCAACTATGTCGCGAAAGTAACCGGCAGCGCTCCGGCGATACCAGGAACTGCTACGATGGAAAACCTCATCAATCAGCCTTTCTGGGATGCGATGAGTCCGCAGAACAAATCAGCGATGATGAGCAAAGTGGCAGGCATGTACGATATGCAAGCCGCAGCTGGTCGCGTGTCATTGCAAAGCCGCATGCAGGATGACCTTGCTAAATTAGAGTCAGGACAGAAAGTTAACCCGATCTCGGAACGTGAGTGGCTGGCGGTCATGCCGTTGCAGGCAAGCCCGGCGGAGCGCATTCAGATGCGCGAGTCATTCCAGCAATATCAGCAGGCGATGACGCTGCAACCGGTATATCAATCCATTGTTCAGGGTTCTGCGCAGCAGGGTATCGCTGCGGTGCAGTCTATGGTGCCGCAGGAAGATGACCCTGACTTTAAATTTAAGCAGAGCTTGTACGCAACTGCGCAGGCCAAACTGAATCAGGTAATTAAAGCGCGCGAGTCCGACCCGGGTACGTGGCTACAAGCCAACTCGCCGGTGGTGAAAAACGCCTTTGAGCAATATCAGAACAACCAGGCATCAGGTGAATATCTGGTTTCCCGTCTGCAAGCAGAGAAAGACCGCCTTGGTATCAATAGTAAGAAGGTACTTCCTGACGCCATGGTTAACAACCTCATTTCTCAGATCGATAACAATAAAGAATCAAGCGTAACCGCCATTCAGTCGGTGGCGCAGTCGTTCGGAAAATACTCCGATCAGGTTATGCAGCAGGTGCAGAAAAGCGCATATCCAGCGCTTCAAGTCATCATGGCGACCAATAATCCTCGGGCCGCCAACGCGCTCTGGCAAAACCGCAGTGTTAAAACTTCTGACCTGCGCGGCAGCTTTGAGAAGACAGACGCCGACAGCGCTGATTCATCTTGGAATGACCAGGCAAAAGATTTTGCCGGGACGATGGTTGTACAGCCTGGCGGGTCTGCCGTGTGGAACAACTTCAACGAGCAGGGTAAACGCCTGACCTACACCTATATGCAGCGCGGCATGTCGCCTGGCGATGCAGCAAAACAGGCATATCAGGACGTTCTCGGTGAGCAGTATCAGACCAATGGCACCTGGCGTATGCCTAACAACGCCGGGCATGATATTCGTGACGTTAATGACGGCGCTAACGTGTACCTGAAGAATCTGTCAGCAGATCAGATCATGCCGCTAATCGGTGACGCCCGTCTGCCGGATGAGGTTAACCGAGAGCAAAGTATTTCCCGCATTCGTGATAACGCACAGTGGGTAACCAACAGCGACGAAACAGGGCTTACGCTGATGATGAATGGTCTGTTGATCAACAATGCGCAGGGGCAGCCGATTACAGTTTCGTTTGCTGACCTCGCGAAACTTGGCGCTGGCAACCGTACAACTTGGAACAGCCTGACCAAATTCGTGCAGACGCCGGTTAAGTACACTCCGGGCCAGTCGAAGAATTACACGGTAGAAAGTCAGCGTGAAAATCTGATCAACATTATCCAGAACGGCCAGCAGACGGGACGATAATATGCCGATTTATACAGATGACCCAGGGCAGGGAATAAACCAGCCGCTGTCGAATGCCCCATCAGGGCTTGGTGAATCGCTGCTTTCCTCCCTGAAAGAGGGATTCAAAGAGGGGCCTGTTGTGTCAGGTTATCGGTTTTCTCAAGCCGACCAACTGGCAAATGACCCAAATTCGACCATCGTCAGTAAATCTGACGCGGAAACACGCCTTAAAGAGTACGGCGTTAAAAGTATCAATGTGCCTGACGGCGGTGTTACACAAACATTCCTCGACCATGTGATCAGCGAGCGCAGAGAAACTCTGGCGAAGCAGCAGATCGCCATGTCTGCCCCGTCTGGATGGGTTGCCACTCCGCTTAACTTTGCCGCAAACCTTGCAGGATCAATGGCTGATCCCGGTAACGTGGCTTTGGCGCTGGTCCCGTTCGGTGGAGAAGCAAAGGCGGCAACTATGCTTGGGCGCTTCGGTGAGCGTCTTTCCACCGGTGCTCGGCTTGGCGCTGCTCAGGCCATTGCCACCGTACCTCTGACGGCACAGGCAGCAGCGGCAGAAGGAGATGACTTCACATATGGCAACGCGCTGGAGAGCACCTTCTTTAACACCATCGCTGGCGGGTTGATGCACGCTGGCGGCGGGCTGATATCGGATGTGGTACGCTCCCGCAGGGCTGGTACTGTTGAAAATCCTGCTGCCTCGCAAGACGTTCAGCCTGTCGCTGATGCGCAGCCAACACCGGTGTTTACGCCTGACAATATACCGGCAGGCGTAAATATTCCTGAGTCCGGCACCAACGCCGATCTGTCAGCGGCAATCGCGCGGGATGCGGAAGCGTATGCCTACAGCCGCGCCTATGATGATGTTGTGCCGGAATATATGGCAAGGCAGCAGGAGCTACAGACAGGGAGCATTGACAACGTTGCGGATCTGCGAACTGAGTTGGTGACCAACAACAGGCAAAGTGAGGCACTTGACGCAACTCTGGCCCAGCGCACGACCGATTACCAGGCGCAACGCATGAAATTCAAAGCAGCACGAGCCAGGGCGCAGCGAGATATTGAGGTTGAGAAAGACGCCATCACCGCGCGTAACCAGGAAATTACGCAACAGATTGAACGTAATGCTGCAGCAGAGCAGGCAAAAGGCAGAGAGGCGCAACTGTCCCGCAAAGAGATACCTGACGACTTGGCGCCGTTGATAGCCCAGCGTGCGCAACAGATTCGCGAAAGCATGCAGATGTCGCCTGTGGCTGGCGCAGTGCGCACTGCGTCGGCAGCGGTTCGTGAGGCTGACTGGAGCGTTAACCAGCAGGCGTATCGAGGCGCACTGGCGCACATGATGGAAGGGCGCTCGCCTGATATTGAGCCATTCTATGATCTGCACAAACCAGCTCTACGCGAGCGTGCTATCCAGCGCATACAAAATCCGGTGCGGCAGGCTGATGAAGGTTCCCGCGCCGTCAGTGAAAGTGCGGATCGTGTGTGGCAGGATACGCAGAAGGTTGACCATGAAATAACAGCGGCTACCGCTGATCTGGAAAATGAATTTAATATCAGTGATGCGCTGCTGAACGACATTGCCACTGACAATCCTGACCTGGCTGCGTCGATGCGGGAGAATATTGCAGCGATCCGTGCAGAGGCCAGTGACGACTCTATCGGAAAAGCGTACCGCGCTTTCGCCGCCTGTCTGATTAACCGGGGGCTGTAATGGCTAACGAATTTCTTACGCAATGCGAAATGACCGTCAATGCAGCTGCCGGGCGCAAGCTGTCTGATGACGAAATGGAATCTTTGGTGCGTGACATGAACGACACCACAAACCGGATACTGGCTGGTAATGAAGCACTGACGCTGGAAGAAGCAGCGATGCGCGCCGCGCAGGAGCTTGGTAATCGCGAGCAACTGGCTAAAGTCATTGAGGCACGGAATAAGGCCATTAATACCCGTATTGCAGCTCAGCGCCTTGGCGAGCTTCGCCGGACTTGGAAAGACCGTCCGGACATCGGTCTGGAGGCTATTCTTGTCGGACGTAATGACGCGCGCACTGGTTCCCGCCGCTCGGTATCCTCTGAGGTTGCCCAACTGCGCGGTAAGTATCATGCTGGTATCAACTATGATTTCGACCAGGCAGGACTGGTTAAATTTATTGCCAGTGGCAGCAATGACCGCGAGATAGCCGACGCCATGTGGCGCATTGGCCGCGGACAGAAAACGGACGGTATGACGCCGCAATCAGTCAGTGCCGCTAAGATCATCATGAAGTGGCAGGAAACTGCGCGCGTGGATGAAAACCGTGCTGGTGCCTGGATTGGTAAGATGCCTGGCTACATCGTCCGGCAGTCGCATGACATACTGAAAATCCGTGCCGCCGGGTATGAATCCTGGCGCAATACCATTCTGCCGCGGCTGGATGATGCCACCTTTGACGGGATCACAGACCGAGAAGGGTTCCTGCGTGGTGTCTACGACGGCCTTGCCTCCGGTGTGCACCTTACCTCTGAAAAACCAGACTGGATGAATGGCTTTAAGGGATCGGCGAATGCGGCCAAACGAGCCAGCCAGGAGCGGGTGTTGCACTTCAAAGACGGTGTTAACTGGCACGAATACAACGAGCAATTCGGAACTGGCAGCCTGCGTGAGGCAGTATTCGGCGGACTGAACAGCGCGGCGCGCACTACGGGCATGATGCGCGTGCTTGGTACCAACCCGCAGAACATGTTCAAGTACCTGACAGACACCATCGCAAAAGACGTGAGCAAGCAGAGCAACCCTTCGGCGCTGGCTGATTTCATGACCAAGGTGCGCCGCCTGAATCGCACGGTTATGCCACAGGTTGATGGATCGCTGAATATCCCCGGCAGTGTTGGCTGGGCTAATGCCTCAGCCAACGTGCGCGGCTGGCTGCGTATGAGTCAGCTTGGAGGAGCGGTCATTTCATCTTTTAACGACGTGCCAATCTCGGCGACAGAAATGCGGTATCAGGGCCAGAACTTCATGCAGGCGCTGACCGGCGCGATGAAGGGGCGCTTTTCCCGCTACACCAGTGATGAGCAGAAGGAGATCCTTTCATCTATCGGCGTTTACTCCGACGCGATGACGCAGGAAATCATCCGTCGCATGTCTGGCGACGACAGCATGAGCGGCAAGATGGGGCGTGCGCAGCAGCTATTCTTCAAATACAACCTTATGAACTTCTGGACAGAATCCGGGCGTAACAGCAACGCCATGATGATAACAAACTGGCTGGCGAAGAACGCCGATCAGCAATTTTCTGCACTGCCGGAGGACCTGCGCCGCGTTCTGGACCTGCACGGCATAGGTGACGCTGAATGGAATATCTACCGCAGCATGGACATGGCAGACAGCGAAGGCCGCAAATTCATGACGACCAGCGGAATTCGTGGCGTTCCGGATGAGGTGATAGCCTCATATGTTGAAGGAAAAGGCATGAAGGTCACCGAGCGATCTATTGCCGATGCGAGAGACACGCTGGAAAGCCAACTTCGTGGGTATATTCTTGACCGACTAAACATCGCTATGTCAGAGCCGGGAGATCGTACGCAGGCGTTTATGAAGATGGGCACTGTACCAGGAACAGTAGCTGGGGAGGCAATACGTTTCGCTGGTCAGTACAAATCGTTCACTGCGAGTTTCATGCAGAACGTGCTTGGACGTGAGGTATTCGGGCGCGGTTATACTCCCGCTGGCCTGGGTGAATCAAAAACAGGATCGCTGACGAATGCGCTGCTGCGTAACGGAAAAGGTGCATTCTTGGGGGCGGCAAACCTGTTCGTCTGGGCAACCATGTTTGGCTATATCTCTATGCAGTCGAAACTATTGCTTAAGGGGCAGACGCCGCGTCCGGCAGATGCCAAGACATTCCTCGCAGCCGCATCTCAGGGCGGCGGCCTAGGCATCTTGGGCGACTTCATGTTTGGCGAAGTCAATCGCATGGGTGCTGGTCCAGTGACATCATTGATGGGGCCAGCCGCGTCGAACGCTGATAGCATTATCACGCTGTTCCAGCAGACAACGCGCGGCGATGCAGACCTGGGTGACTGGTATCGCACCGCGCTGGACAATACGCCTTTCCTTAACGTGTTCTGGCTGCGCACAGCAATGAATGGTTTAATATTGAACCGTATACAGGATGCTCTTGACCCTGGATCACTGGAGCGCTATCAGCGCCGTGTTGAACGGGAGCAGGGTAACGACTTTCTGATCCCACCATCGCAGTTCATGCTAGGGAAGTAATATGAACAGAATTATATTAATGACTCTTCTTATTTTTTTTGTTGGAAAAGCTTCTGCTGATACTACATCACCTTTAATGATTCAGCCTAAAAATGGAGAAACATTGGAGGATTCTAAAAAGCATACAATGGAATACTTTGGATGCATAAAAGGGCAGGCTGTAAAGTATGCCAAGACAGGAGAAAGTGTTGATTCCATATCAAAAGCTTCGGTTGTGTCATGCGAGTCATATATACCAATGATCGCCGAGTCGAATATATATTATTTAAACTCTTCGCAAGATGGTAAGCGGCAATTTACAGAAAGGCTAAAATCTGATGGTGAGAGATTAGCCACAAAATTTGCCATGGATGAGAAGATTAAAAATAAATAGGTGACCACATGCAAGCTATTGGTTTCATTGTTTACATAGTTGTTGGTCTTTTTCAGTTGGCTGCGATCATGGCTGGTCTTGAATCGTGGTGGGGACTGCACTGGATAGTGGCTGCACCCATTGCTTTCATCGTTAGTTATATCCCGTTGGTCGGTTCCATTGTTGGAATGGTTGGCGCTGTCGACGTATGGCGTTGGGAATGGTGGCAGGCAGGGCTTCTTTTCTTTGGCGGCCTGGTTTTTGCTATTGCGTGCGGGGGGATGTCTTCGTTCTTCGAATGGCTATCCTTCAGGAAAAGAGCGTGACATGTCACAAAGGCCACTGCACCCACAAAAAAGCCCGCGTCGCGGGCTTACTCTTCTTCATCGCTACCAAAGAGCGGGTTATCGTTGTAGTCAGAGAGAAGAAACGGTATGTGCTCCCTCGAATACCCAACCACAACTATTTCATCTCCGTCTTTCGCATAGTGAATGCATTCATTTGAATGCTTCCCACCAGGGTTGAATTTTAAGTCAACAGTATGATTTCTGAAGGTGTTAGGATACCACGTGGGACCACAATGATAGTGCCAGTAATTTTCCTGCTCATAATTGTCTGAACCGGGAATTTTATCATAGTTGTCGTCAACCCAAGATGGCTTGTTTTTACCTACAAGCGTTCTGCCATTGGCAACATCTTCCATAAAATTTTGGATGGTTTCCAACTCCAGGTCCGTGAGATGTGGTCCATCTACTGCGAAAGGTTCGTTACTGGCACCGGTTATAAAGCCAAATGCAACCCTAGGCTTAAACTTCAAGTTACACCCCTGACAGGTCAATTATTTTGCGCGAAATGCCGCCTTGAAGTCGTTGAAAGAAGTCCCTGACTGATAAGTCATGTCCTGGTCGCGATCTTTGTTAGCGCGACCAAGCATTACTTTACCAATGGCATCCCAGCATTGCTTGGCTTGCTCATTTTGTTGAGTCCGATTTTTCAACGCTGTCATAGTGCGTCTCCTTCTTTACCTTTGAGGTAATATTACGCGAATCTACGTCACACCGCCAATGATTATTTTATAGGCGCATCCCTGCGCCATCGTCATCAGAACTTACCAGTCATGCTGTTGATGTACTGCGCATGAGTCTGGATATCGCGCAGGCATTTACTGGCGCCGACAATGTAGCTCATCATGGCCGCGAACTCTGCTACAGCACCTTCAACATCATGCCCGTCTGCGTCCAGTTGGCGTAGCAGGCTCATCATCAAAGAGTGCTCTGTCAGACCAAGAACACCTTCAGGTGAATGGATGTGTTCACGGTAGTTTGGCTTGAGTGGGGCGCTGTATTCCTGTTTCTCTTCCGTCTTCATCGCTTCCAGAATGGCGGGCATGAAGCTGGCTACAACCTTTTGCGCTTTGTCTGCCGGTGATAATTCTTCACGAACGTATCGACCAGTGCGGCGGATTTGCGGAAGAACGTCGCCAGTTACCCATTTGCGGAAACGATAGGGGATAGTACCAGGAGTTACCGCATCGCGGCAGCGCAGGATCAGAGTGTAGAGGCCGGATTCAGAGATGATGAGGGTATTAGGGTTCCCTCGTTTTCCGTCGGTTAAAGCGACGGTATTCTTTTCGTCGTCATCCAATTTAAGCAGAGCATCACGGTTGTTTGATATACCAAGAGCATTACATACATCTAACGCAATAAACCATGGCTCGCCGTCGATGATGATTGCACGAATATCGGCTTGCGATTCGAAAGAAAAAACTGAAGTATTTTTTTGAGTTGTCATAGTGATCACCTTTTAGTCTGGTTAATCACCACCGGAGGTTCCAATCTCGGAGGTGGTGAACTGTGCAGGGTTGGAACTACCGGCTAAAAGGACCCGGCGCACCTTTCGGTGCCCCCACACAGCCCACCATAATGCGAATGTGGCCGTGCTTAACGCATAAAAAAACCGCTTGCGCGGTGAATGCGCCTTTTAGTATCCGGGGTTCCAATCCCGGCACTGGATTTTGCCAGTGCCTGATCACTATGGCACAAGTATTTTGCGTTGTAAATTTACCGTAAAGGTAATAATAAACGCATTATGTAGGTTATTTCAACCTTATGTGGTTTGCTTGCGTAACTGTTCCGCACAGTAATCGAGATGCGTTTGCAGATCCTGCATGGTCATTTGAGAGCTTGTTACGTAATTCACAAGGGCAACCAATTCAGCCAGCGGCCCGTCAACGTTGAAGCCGTCTTTATCGAGTTCCCGCAGCAACTTCATCAGATGCGAGTCCTCCACCAGGGATCTAACGCCTACCGGCGTGTGTATTCTTTCCTCAAATCCTTCTTCCAGCGGATGGTGATACTGCCGTTGCATCTCTTCTTCTCCATGCAATCACTGTATAAACATACAGTAGCAGAAGATTTACTGACTATCCAGCACGAAATGTAAATTACCTGTAAGGTAATAAAGTATGTGTTCATTCCTCATTAGGTTCATATAAGGTTTTTATGGTAATACAATGATTCAGAGTGCATGCGCGCCGGGCGCAAAAGCAATCTGGAGAAAATGACATGACGGTTTCAACCGAAGTTGACCACAATGACTACACAGGTAACGGGGTCACGACATCATTCCCATATACCTTCCGAATTTTTCATAAGTCTGATCTGGTGGTGCGGGTTGTTGACCTGAGCGAAAACATCACTGAATTAACACTGGACACTGACTACACGGTGACAGGTGCTGGCGGATATACTGGCGGGAATGTTGTTTTATCGTCGCCTCTTGCCAATGGTTATCAGATTTCGATATCCAGAGAGTTACCGGTTACCCAGGAGACTGATCTCAGAAATCAGGGTAAGTTTTTCGCAGAAGTGCATGAGGATGCTTTTGATAAGTTGACCATGCTGATACAGCAGGCAATTAGTTGGCTGCGCCTTTCTTTACGTAAGCCGTCTTTTATTGCAAATTATTATGATGCCCTGGGTAACTACATACGAAATCTTCGTGACCCGTCACGACCACAGGATGCAGCTACAAAAAATTACGTTGACGGAGTTGCTGAAGGTAACACTTCTTATGCAGATTCTCTATTTAAAAGAACCTTAAGAGTTCCTGAGGATTATGTTGACCAGATACCATCAAATGCTGATAGATCAAATAAAATACTTGCTTTTGATTCTGGCGGTAAACCTATTGCTGTTTTACCTGAATCTGGTTCTGCTTCAGATGTTTTAATTGAGCTGGCAAATAACGGTGATAAAAAAATTGGTAGCTCATATGGAGGCACAGTTTATAGCGACTACCAACGATCAATTTTTGTCAAAAAGGCAGAATTTTCTTCAGGTTTAACCATTTCATCAAAGAATGATGCTTGTCTTTATGCTGATGGGCTATGGTACGTATGGACTGGAGCATTACCTCACACCATCTCGTCTGGTGAATTTCCGGATGTCGAAACAACTAAATGGGCATGCGTTGGACTTCTGAATGGTTACCGAATCAATGAAGTAAAAAATTTCATTGAGAAACCCGGCATCACAAATGATTCACCAGCAATTAAACTTGCTATTTACTCGTTAGTGCGTCTTGGCTACGGAGAGTTGATTGTTACAGCTAACTCAAAAGTAAACATAATCACAGAGGTTGCAATACCATTTGCCATTGATGGAATCCCTGTATCCATAGGAATAAGAGGTGAAGGTGTAATAAACTCTCTGGGGAATGTCCCAGAGATAAGGTTTGGACTTAACTCAAGGGGGATTGTGTTTGGTAATGTTTGCTATTCATTAGACCGCCTGGTGTTATCACAATATGTAGGATCAGAAAATACAGATGTGATAAGCAAAACATCCAACACCATTACTCTGGTATCAAATCCATTTCAGGCTAATGGTGGAAATATAATTACATGGCCTTTGACTGACAACAACACCGCAGGTGTTCCAGTAAGTAACTTCTGTCAATTCAGCACTAACTCTGGGGCTTTCTTTGCTACAGGACTTGTTAATAACTCTGATGGGAGTTGTACATTAACCGGAGTTACTGGGTGCAATGGAACCCCTTCGTCAGAGATATCGAACGTCACAAAAGTTGTCAGATTTACATCAAGAGCGCATCAGTTACCAGATGACACCTATCCGCGCACAGCAGCATGCATCAGTTTAGATGTCATAGAGAACCCTACTATAAGCAACTTATGGGTTCTGCAAACATATCGAACTTTCTCATTCAAAGATGGAAATGGAGGCGGAGAAGGTTCAGGTCTGGGTCATTACGGATTGTGGAATGACATCATAGTCGATGGGACCAAAGAATTTGTAGGCGGTACAGATTTGAGTGGCGGCAGCATTCAAGGAATTGAAGGCGGACAGTTTGTTAATATCCATCTGTTTGGTACTAAGTATGGTTTTCGTGGCCGAAGAATGAAGTCATGTATGTTCTCAAACTGCACACACTATGCTTTTACAGGCGGTAAAATATTTGACATTCTGGAGTTTGATGGTTTTTCATGGGGAGGCGGTTCTATTGGTTGGAACTCAGGTTCTGGGTACATCAGCAATGTTATGGATTGTGTAAATGGTGATAACATTACATTCACCGGTGTTAAGTTTGGTAGGCACCACACTACAGAATCAGGACCGGCTTTTAAATGCTCATCTCGTTTTACTAATTTTTCATTTACCGGAAACAGCCATGAATCAGTGAGCGAAGGTGGATTCACTGATATTGGTTTCTTTGATGTAAATGAATTTTCTAGATCAAGTATTGGCGAAAACGCAATTGGGTTTAATGGTAATGGGCAACCAACACTAACGATGTCTACTTCTGCACCTGATATTGCAAGATTCGCAGGTACTAGATTTAATCAGCCTGTTCTCACAAATGCCCCTGCTGGCATTTATGATAACGAACATACTTCAGGTAAAGGAACATTCTATTCTACATCAGACTATCGTGACTCAGGTAAGATTTTAATAATACCTGATATTAACTCGGCCTCACCATGGCCTGATGATTCTAGAAATATAATAAAATTTGGCGGTACTTTATCTCCTGGTAAAACTCTAATGCTTCCAGAGCTAACTATATTGAATGGGACGCTTCTTAGGAGCATGGTTTTACTAGATCTTTCATCAGTAAATTTCAATGGTCAGACTATCGGTATTTATAATGGACCTACACTTATAACTACATTGTCATCACAAGGAATATATGAGTTTCTTAGTGTAGGATCTACTTATTACAGGATAAAATAAAAAAGCGGGGCATTGACCCCGCAGCTAAACTATCTTCGAATCTTATTAATTATCTTTCTTCCTAGATTAACAAAAGGCTTTTCTACTGTCCTGTAGAAATAATTAAAGGAATACCATTTATTAAATTGAAGTAACTTTTATATCCAACAAAGAAAGCAGAAGGATACTTATCACTCACATTTAATCTTTTCCCTAATCCGTATTTAGTGTCTAACCATACCACAACTTCATCATTATGTTTGTTCTTTGCAGTCATGCGGTAAACATTTGGATATTTACCCTTAGGGCCACTATCATTTGGTCCGCTGGAGGTGTCTTTCCATTCTTGAGAGTCACCTGATTCATAACAAATTGAACTGTTAGCATACAGTTGGGAAAGTGCAGTTTGTAGTCCGTAGTAAGTGTGTATCCTCACCTTTTCAAGGGGAACCATTTTGATATGCACATCTGCACGTCCTTCATTAAATTTCATTTTTACTTTCTGTTGAATAATCTCTCTACCAGAACCATCTTTCTTTTTGGTGTTAAAGCCCTGTATGTTAGACGTAGTTTCTATCACTAAATCATTTGTATACCCCTTAAATGTATCATTGACCATCTTCCCATCTACCCATACCTGAAGAGAAACATGCCTGGCTGTAGGAGAGCCACTCTGGTTCCCATTAAACCCATGCCAGCCACCTGTGAACTCAGCTATTGGGTCATCACCATCTTCATTACTTTCTGCGCTGACCATAATTGGTCCAATGATGTCCGTGTCGAATGTTTGAACTGTCGTTAACCCATCCAGTCTGCCACTGGGAAAATCTGTATACTTCCAAGAAAAATTTTTGTAAATCCTTGAAAATGAAAATATTTTGTTAAGACCAGTTCTATTAAGCTCAATTACCCGGTCTTCAAGTAGTGAATATTTGTACTGAATTTTTATGTCTGCGTTCGGAACATCAACACTAACGTACTGTTTTTCTTTTGCAACATCCTCAGACGCTGTTCCTGCTAACGTGCAAGCTATGATGATAAACAAAGAAATTGATATCGTTTTTTTCATGCCAATTTACCCGAAAACAATCTTGTAGTAATCATAACTTTTCTGTGCATTTTTTTCATTTTGTTAGATTTATCCACAAATAATGTGTAGAAACTCGCCAAGAGTGTCATAGTTTATTTAAACCATATATGGTTTATTGTGTATGATGTGATCACCAACTAATGGGGGTCTTTATGCACAGTAAACGGTGGTCACCATGTCAGCCCAGCTAACCAGTGAGTCTTTAAATCAGTGGCTTAGTATGGGTTCTCTGGCTGCAGTGATCGCAGGAGTTCCACCCGAAGTGGCGCTTGGTGCTTTATCAGGTGCGGTAATATTTATTACCTCAGCCGTTGAGTATCCAATACGCCGCCGGGTTCTCCTGTCGATGCTCAGCTTCCTCTGCGGGCTTCTATTCTACAAACCAACTGCATCAATCCTTATCGGCGTAGCCAGCCTGATCCCAACTATCACACAGGATTCATTCGAGAAAGGGATCGTCTTCTCTGCTGGCGCGTTCGTGTCGGCAATCGTCGCAGTACGTATTGGTATCTGGCTCTATCACCGTTCCGACAATCCACGCGATTTAATCCCGGGGAGAAAAGACGATGACAACTCATGAGCTGCTTTTACTGATTGCCAATGCGGTTATCTGTTCTGCGATAGCAATCCGCGTCGGAACCTTCCGGCGTAATGGATCGCAACACCGCCGGTGGGGTGGGTGGATAGCCTACTTCCTTATCGTGGCATCAGCCAGCATCCCCGTCCGCGCCGCATATGCAATCTGGTATCACACACCAATGGCCGCTGATTTATCAGAGGTCATCATCAATGCTGTCATGCTTGCCGCTGTTCTGAAGACGCGCGGCAATGTCGTGCAGATATTCAAAATATCGAGGTCTCAACATGGACATTAACCAGTTCCGGCTAGCAGCCGGTATTACTGAACAACTGGCCACGCGCTGGTACCCACACATCACCGCAGCCATGAATGAGTTTGGCATTATTAAACCTGATGACCAGGCGATGTTTATTGCGCAGGTCGGGCATGAGTCCGAAGGGTTTACCCGGTTACAGGAAAACTTCAACTACAGCGTTAACGGTCTGTCCGGGTTTATCCGTGCCGGGCGTATCACTCCAGACCAGGCCAACGCACTCGGCAGGAAAACATATGAGAAGTCTCTTCCTCTGGAGCGCCAGCGCGCGATCGCCAATCTGGTGTACAGCAAGCGCATGGGTAACAACGGCCCAGGTGATGGATGGAATTATCGCGGTCGTGGACTTATCCAGATCACTGGTCTGAACAACTACCGGGATTGCGGTAATGGTCTGAAGGTTGATCTGGTCGCTCATCCTGAACTGCTGGCGCAGGATGAATACGCGGCCCGCAGCGCGGCGTGGTTCTTCGCCAGCAAAGGTTGCATGAAGTACACGGGAGACCTAGTGCGCGTCACGCAGATTATCAACGGTGGCCAGAACGGTATCGACGACCGGCGAGCACGTTACGCCGCTGCTCGTAAGGCACTGTTATGATCTGGGCATTCATCAAAGCGTACTGGAAACAGTTGCTTATCGTAGTGATGCTTGCGGCGCTGGTTATCGGTGGAGTGGTTGCGTGGAAGGATAACGGCGACCGGAAGTATGCCGCCGGGTATGCTCAGGCGCAGGCAGACCAGAAACAGGCTGATGATAAAGCCCGTAAACACGACGAACAGGAGAAAGTGATCAATGAACGTGAAGCGCAGCAGAGGATCGACCAGGCGCGTAATGATGCTCTTGATGCTTCCGCTCGCGCTGGCCGGTTGCAGCAACAGCTCGTTGCCATCCGTGAGCAGCTCAGGCAGTATAACTCCACTGTCGGCGCTGGGACGTCAGCCGCAGATACCGGCGTTTTGCTTACCGACGTGCTCAGCAAATCTCTCGAGCGAAACCGACAACTGGCAGAGTACGCTGACCGGGCCGCCGAAGCCGGAAGAGTCTGTGAAAAGCAGTACGATTCGCTGACTAGGTGACATGGCATTTTTCATGGTACTGATTTCCGGTGACGGTATATAAAACGGTACGGTAAAAATCGGTTTCAGGAAAATTGTTGTCAGTCAATTAGTTATGCTTACCGTAAATAATTGAGTGGGAATGATTTAACGTCTGGCAACAGCCTGCACGTAAAAGCAGTAAAGTACCTCTAAGCCCGCGTAACTGCGGGCTTTTTTGTTTTTGTATCTGGCACTTTCTGGCAGCTGTTAGCAACGGGAAGCACGGTTTTTTCAATGGAATTTTTGATGGTACTCTCTGGTTTCGAATTCAGGTTTGAAAAAGTACCATGTGATAAATTTCGGTTGAGTTATGGTATTTATTTTTTATAACTCAATTAAAAACAGAGAGTTAAACAAGTTTTCTGAATTTTTTACAACATGGTATTTTTGATAAAGGAAAACAATAAAACATGTTGACTGACACCAGGCTGCGTCACCTTAAGCCGAAGGAGAAACTCTATAAAGTTAATGACCGTGATGGTCTGTATGTTGCGGTCACTCCGGCTGGAACTATTTCATTTCGTTATAACTATTCAATAAACGGAAGACAGGAGACCGTTACTTTTGGCCGCTATGGTGTTGGAGGGATCACGCTTGCAGAAGCGCGTGAACGGCTCAATGAAGCTAAAAAAATGGTTGCCAGTGGAAGATCGCCAGCGAGGGAAAAAGCTAGAGATAAAGCTCGTATCAAAGATGCGGAGACTTTTGGTGCATGGGCTGAGAAATGGTTACGCGGTTATCAAATGGCTGAATCGACGCGTGATATGCGGCGTTCGGTATATCAAAGGGAGTTGAAGTCAAAATTTGCGCAGCAGAAATTGACCGAGATTACACATGAAGACTTACGCGCATTAACCGATAACATTGTCGAGAGAGGGGCACCGGCGACAGCTGTGCACGCCAGAGAGATTGTATTGCAAGTCTATCGCTGGGCTATTGAGCGCGGTCAGAAGGTTGAGAATCCCGCTGATCTGGTACGGCCTGCAAGCATAGCGAAATTTGAGCCTCGTGACAGGGCATTGACGCCAGTTGAAATTGGTCTGATGTATCGGTACATGGAACGGGTAGGAACGACGCCATCAATCAGAGCAGCGGTTAAACTTTTGCTGTTAACGATGGTACGTAAAAGTGAGCTTACTAACGCAACCTGGAACGAGATCAATTTTAGTGAGGCATTATGGACGATACCAAAGGAGAGGATGAAACGACGTAATCCACATTTGGTTTTTCTTTCCAGACAGGCAATGGATATTATGATTGCTCTCAAAACCTTTGCCGGTAGCTCTGATTTTATCCTTCCTTCGCGGTACGATTCCGATGCGCCAATGAGTAGCGCTACTTTAAACCGGGTTTTGACACTGACGTATCGTCTGGCTCAGAAAGAAGGGGACTTGTTACCTAAGTTTGGTCCCCATGACTTACGGCGTACTGCCAGCACCTTGCTACATGAGGCCGGGTACAATACTGACTGGATTGAGAAGTGCCTTGCCCATGAACAAAAGGGGGTACGAGCTGTTTATAACAAGGCTGAATATCGTGAGCAGAGGGCCGAGATGCTACAAGATTGGGCGAATATGATTGATGAATGGACTAGTAAGTAGTTAATAATCAGTGATTTAAGTGGATATACTTCTTTTATCTACGCCAGGAGAGCAATTTTAGCCGCTAAAATTTACTGAATCTTTACTGGTTTTATCTGGATTGCATAAAAAGGAAAAATAAAAGTGCCTGAGTTGTCTGTAATTATACAATGGATGAATCAATACCCTAAGACCGGCTGGCTATTGCTGTGTATCTATATTGCACTCGGTGTAGTTCGTCACAGAGTAATTAATGCTGAATCTGGAAGTGTATTTCGTGGACTACTCAATCTTAGGAAGCGCCGGCTAGAGCAAATGCTGACACAGCCATATTTGAATAAAAATGCGGTCCGTCTGGCAAAGCGTGAGCTTCGTCAGCGCAGCCTTTATCGGCTCACAGGCTTGTATAATTATCGGCTGCAGGATTTGGCTGTAATAATGTGTGATCGTTATGGGTTGCGGGCTGGTTATCTCAAGCCGTGGCGTAACTGGCTCGAAGAACGGGATGGACGGATTGTGTTCAACAGGAAATGGCATTGTTTTCGCTGGCGTCTTTTTCTGGTAGGTCAGATTGTAAACACAGTTCTACTAATCTTATTCATTATGTATATAGTTTCTCATTCTTCGGCCGAAATGATCGCACCGCTTATGTTACTCTTCATGCTTGTATGGTGGTTTCCTTGGCTAATGATCACCTCGGTACCTACCCCTAGGTGGACTCGCGAAATGGAAGTCTATCTTGAGAAATTTAACGCTGAACAGACCATGGTTTAAACTGTTCTTTGTTACCATGCATTCAGAGTGAATTGTCAGAGTTTTGGAAGATTCCATCCTACGAGTAATACTCACAAGGTAATTCACATAATCAATAGGTTAAGTCATAAGCTTCTTGACCCTACATGAGAAGACGAATTTTAGCTGCTAAAAGTTTGGGCATATTTGGACTTAAATGCCACCGACATGATTCTAATAATTAAGCCAGTACCTAATGAGCCAAGAGAAGACAACTGTAAACGCCCCTTGGCTTAGACTTGCTTTCAGGAAAGCGAATGCTTTTTATGGTCAGGGACAAGTAAGGGGATGAGCCATTGCATAACCATAAAACCAATTCGTTCTATGTCATTACAGATCGGCTTCAGTGATTTACTGGTGAGGTAGTATCACTGTGATCCGTTTTGCATAACGCTTACAGCTGCGCTACAAACAATAAACTATAATACTGTATTTTCAAAATCATCAATTTGAAGCAGGGTAATCGCGAAAAACCCTCGTAAGTGGCTGGTTATAATTCAATAAAGTGGATGATATTAAGACTTAAACTGCCACCATAATAGCTCGTGGATATACTATTTTAAATATTAAATTCTTTCCTCACAGACGCTAAGGCCTTGGACACAGCCTGCTTTGTCATAGTTGTGTAGTGATTTTTTTCTAAAACCTGTGCGGTTTCAAACTGGTTAAAACCTTGGTGTTTTAATATGATTATTTTTTTCTTAGTATCAGTGAATTTGGAGTCAACCATTCGTCTGGCAATATTCCTAAGTTTATCTAGATCTGCTGGGGTTAAAGTTTGACCCTGCATCCACTCATGAAAATAGGTATCAATCAATATATCCCCTGTGTTTGCGTTAGCTTTATGCGGTTTAGCGCATTGCCGTCTAAGCCTTATTAATTCTTTATTGAACTGTTCGAGAGACCGCTTTCCTTGTCTGTATTTGGGATTCCATAGACCATTGGTGAGTTTGGGCCTATGGTCAGAACAATATCGATGACTAAGGACCTGTTTTTCATGAACGGGGAACTCATTATCGTTAGCAACAAATTCTGATATCTCACTGATCAACTTGGAAAATTCGGTTAGATTACCGCAGAACTCGCAATAACCGAGCTTACGCTGTGAATTTATAGTTACTCCTTTTGCAGGAGAGGATTTCTTCGGCCGCTTGGATGCGCACTCACTGACTAATTCAATAAGAGACTCAATCGTAGCGGTAAAGCATTTATCAAGAGAAGTTTGTTGATCTAAAGTCAGAACGAAATTACGCAAAAGAAGTCTTTGTGCCTGTACTACGACGTTTAAGCCCACTTTTTTAAGTACATCACTAAATCCTAGATTTACTCCAGAAATGTAGTCTTTATGACTTGGTGGCAGGGAATTTACATAAGCAGCTACTGCTGGATCAATAACTTCCTGTATGAGACGCAGTATTGGATACCTCCGTGAAAATATGGAGTACGGATAACTACGCTCTACAAATAATTTAATTGCAGCTGCAACTGTGAGGTCACAGCCTTCCCAGATAGTAATTTTCATGTCAACCAT